CCTCTCTCGCAGTGCGTACGCATCCACGCAGGGTGACCGTGACGGAGAGTCATAGTCGCAGGTCAGAGCTTGATCAGAGAACGTGACAGAAAGTCACATGGCAAGATCCACCGATGTCACTCGGGGTGACATCACACAGAGTGAGAAGGGACGGTCCCGGTGGCCTATTCCAAGATCAACCCCCAGCGCCGCAACGCTCGCGTCGGTCCCCTGATCCTTCCGGCCGAAGGACGTACCGGCGAACCTCCGACCTGGCCTCTTCCAGACTCAGCCAGCGCTGACGAGGTGATCGCGTGGGGACAGCTCTGGTCGACTCCGCAGGCCGTGGCCTGGGAGAAGCTGGGATGGACACGGACGATCGCCCGGTACTGCCGGATGATGGTGGAGTCGGAGCGGCCTGGGGCGAAGGCCGACGTGCGCAACGCGGCCACCACCATGGAAGATCGTCTTGGGCTCACACCGAAGGCAATGCGTCTCCTGCTCTGGGCCATCGCCGAAGACGAGAGCGCGTCCGAGAACTCCGTGACCCTGCTTCCGGCACCGCGCAGTATCAAGGCGGTGTGATCATGGCCGACCTGACTAGCGACCCCGGTGATCCACGGCTGACTCATGGAGCCGATGATCAGCCGGTTCCCCAGGCCGACGCGTACCTTGTGCTCTCAGAAGAGGACAGGGCCAAAGGGTTCATCCGGCCGGTACGGACGGCCTACGTTCACGAGACGTGCGGCACGGTCACCACCATGTCCCGGACCATCGCGGAAACCTACGCTCGCCAGCCGGGCTTCTACGGCTCCACATACTGCGTTCACTGCCGGATGCATCGGCCGGTTGGGGCCGACGGAGAGTTCCGCTGGGACGTCTCGGTCGATCCGGCTCTCGGGGAGACTCCGAAGGTCGGGACGTAATGCCCTGGAGGGGGCCGACGGAACTCCGGCCCTTCCCTACCCTGGGGGACCAGGTGGGTCAGTGGATAGAGACACACCTGGTGGTCGGGGACGGGTACCTGAAGGGCCAGCCCTACACCCTCACGGACGAGATGTGGCGCTTCCTGTTCAGGTACTACCAGCTGGTTCCCGACGCTGCTCCGTGGCCGTCTGAGTTCATGTTCCAGAACACCGGGGGACAGCTCCGACGCTCTCAGAAATGGGGGAAGGACCCGTTCGGCGCGGCCATTGGCTGGGCTGAAGCCCTGGGGCCTACCCGATTCGACGGCTGGGACGCTGCCGGTGACCCGGTCGGCGCTCCCTACCCGACTCCGTTGATCTGCTGTCTGGGGACGTCTGAAGAGCAGACGGCGAACACCTACCGGCCGTTCATGGCCATGGCCCAAGAGGGGCCACTGATCAACACCCCCAACCTTGACGTCGGGATCACGCGGACGGTCCTGCCCGGTGGCGGACAGGTGGACCCGGTGACCTGCAGCATGAAAGCGCGGCTGGGCTCTCCCATGACCATGGCGATCATCACAGAGACCCATCTCTTCACCCTTCAGGGCGGATACCGGGCCGTGGCTGGGGCCGTGAAGCGGAACGTGGCCGGGATGGACGGCCGGTGGCTGGAACTGACCAACGGATGGGACCCGACAGAGGCCAGCGAGGCACAGAACACGGCGGAGTCCGGTGATCCCCACGTGTACGTGGACAGTGTTGAATCCCGGCGCGTGGAGAACCTGGACGACGATGAAGAGCTGTATGCGGAGCTGCTCCGGCAGTACGGCGACTCGGCCCGGGAGAAGGGCGGCTGGGTCAACGTCCGGGGCCGGATCATGCAAGATGCCCGGTCCGGCATCCATATCGAGTCCGATCGCCGCCGGTACTTCCTGAACGAGATCGTTGTGGGCATGTCGGCCTTCGTCCAGCCGGAGTGCTGGGACGCTCAGGCCAGGGACGACGATCCCCTGCAGCCGGGCGACGTGATCGCGCTGGGCTTCGACGGCTCGAAGAAGCGGGACGCCACGGCCCTGATCGCGGAACGTCTCCGCGACCGGCGGCTGTTTCCGATCAGGATCTGGGAGCGGCCCGTGGACGCGGGACCGGACTGGCAGATCCCGGGGCTGGAGGTGGACAAAGCGGTCAAAGACGTCTTCAAGGCGTACCAGGTCACGGTGATGTTCGCTGATCCCTACCGTTACCAGGACTATCTTGACTCGTGGTCGGCATTGTGGCCGGACAAGATCGTCATGTTCCCCACGAACGTGGAGATCCGGATGGACCGGGCGATCGAGAGGTTCATGACGTCCCTGGCCAATGCGGAGATCACGCATGATGGAGATGAGCAGCTGAAGCGGCACATGCTCAATGCCGTCGTGACCAAGGGAAGCCGGAAGAAGCCACGGCCGGGAGACGAAGAATTGCAGACCTACTACCTGAAGCTGGCGAAGAAGTCGGACCGGCGGTGGATAGACGGCGCGGTCGGCGGGGTCCTGGCTCATGAGGCCGGGGCGTACTCGATCGAGCACAAGCTTCAGCCCAAGAAACCGCCTAGGCCTATGGTGGTGTTCAGATGACCACCCAAAATCATCGCCGTAAGGTGGGCCTGGGTCCGGTGATCGTCGCGCTGGTCGGCGCGGTGTTCGTCGGCATCGGCGCGGGGATGCTCTCAGTCTGGGCTGGGTTCGTCGTCACGGGGGTAGAAATGATCATGACGGCGTACCTGCTGGCGTATTGGAGGGCTCGGGGATGAAGCTCCTGGACAGTCTGTTCCCTCCCCGTGAGGTTCAGAGGTACTCACCACCCGCATGGATGAACCAGTACCTCTCCGGAGACATGCTGGGGCCGATCGGCTATGTCATGTCCTACGGCATGGACCGTGCGGAGCAGGTGGGGCCGACCTTCGAGAGCTACGTCATGAACGGCCTGGGCGGCAACGGGGTCGTGTGGTCCATTGAGCGCGTCCGTCTGGCCGTCTTCACAGAGGCCAGGTTCCTGTACCAGCGGTTCCGTAAGGGCCGTCCTGGGAACCTGTACGGGTCGCCGGACCTGGCCCTGTTGGAGCGGCCCTGGGCTGGCGGGTCCACCGGGGATCTTCTGGCGCGCATGATCCTTGACGTCGACATGGCCGGTAACTTCTTCGGCGTGGAGCTGGACGGGGAGATCGTCAGGCTCCGGCCGGACTGGGTGGAGATCGCCCTGACCGAACGGTGGATGGAGCAGAACGGCGAGTACGTACAGGTCGGCTGGCAGCGACTGGGGTACCTGTATTACGAAGGCGGCCGGACCGGTTCCGCTCCGGCGGTGTTCCTACCCGAAGAGATGATCCACTTCGCTCCGAACCCTGATCCACTGGCCAGCTGGCGCGGCATGTCCTGGCTGACTCCGATCGTCCGGGAGATCATGGCCGACACCCAGGCCACGAAGCACAAGCTCAAATTCTTCGAGAACGCGGCTACTCCGAACCTGGCTGTGTCCCTTCCCAAGGAGGTACCGCCGGAGGAGTTCAATGACTTCGTGGACGTGATGGACGCCGCTCACAAGGGGGCTGACAACGCGTACAAGACCATGTACACGGCCGGTGGAGCCGATATCACGGTGATCGGTACGGACATGCGCCAGATCGACTTCAAGATCACCCAGGGTGCCGGAGAGTCCAGGCTGGCTTCGGCCGGGGGGATCCATCCGGCGATCGTCGGCCTGTCCGAAGGTCTGCAGGGATCGAGCCTGAACGCCGGTAACTTCGGCGCGGCCCGTCGGCTGGTGGCCGATGCCACCATGCGTCCGCTCTGGCGGAACGCGGCCGGGTCCCTGGAGACCCTGGTGGGGTACGCTCCGGACTCCCGTCTCTGGTACGACACGCGGGACGTGGCGTTCCTGCGTGAGGACGCCACCGATCAGGCGAAGATCACCCAGATCCAGGCCGGGACGATCGCGAACCTGGTCAAGGAGGGCTTCACCGCCGTGTCCGCGATCGCGGCCGTGCTCGCCAATGACATGGACCTGCTGGAGCACAGTGGAAACCTCTCCGTCCAGCTGCAGCCCCCGGGCGGACCGGCTGACATCCCGTCGGAGGAGAAGACGGCGCGGGCTGTCGGGGAGCTGATCCAGAAGCTCTATCTGGGTGTGGGTAAGGTCATCACCGAAGAAGAGGCCCGGTCCCTGCTCAACATGGCGGGCGCGAACCTATCTCCGGACATGCCGGACGTTCCGGCCCCTGCTCCAGCCGTACCAGCGATCTCCGCTCCCCAGATTCCGGCGCTCACTGCTCCGGCACCCAACGGAAACGCTCCGACAGGAGGCGGTTGATCATGGCCGAAGATCCAATCCTCTATTCCCGTAGTTTCGCGCTGTCCGGGATCGAGATCCTCCGGACGTCGGACGGCCACGGCGACGGCCGGACGGTGGAGGCGTACGCGGCCGTCTTCGACGTCCCCACGGAGATCACGGACGGACAGGGCCATTACCTCGAAGTGATCGACCGGAGCGCGTTCAAGCGGACGCTGTCCCACGGGATCGACACGGTCGGGGTGTTCTATCACCACGGCCTCACTCTCCATGGCACCCCCAGTGATCTGGGGAGCGTGCCGATCGGCTCCCCGCTGGACATCTCGCCGGACGCTCGCGGGCTCCGCACCGTGACCAGGTTCAACCGGTCCGATCTGGCCGATGCCGTCCTGGAGGCGATCCGGTCCGGCGACGTGAAGGGGTACAGCTTCAGGGGCAAGATCTTCAAGTCCAGCCCCACCAGGGTCCCGAAGGTCACCCGGTCCGGCGCGCTCCCGACGATCCTCCGTACGGAGCTGGGTCTGATGGAGTACGGGCCGACTCCGACACCGGCCTACCGGGACG